ACTCTGTTTCGAGTCTGATTGATGTCTCGTGAACATCTATTTTTGGTTTGAACAATTCGACTAATGGTGTGTTTGCTTCTACATCTGCTACACAATATTCGAGCATTTCTGGGGTGTATGTTGACCAATCACCATCCAAGCTTTTACCGTATTCAGATTTCATAACTCCGAGTCTGTATCCCCAAGCTTCTAAGCCGTGTCTCCCATACATTTGGGCTGGCATGTTTGGTGGTTTGTTTCGGAAGTCTCGATCTAATAAATCGGTAAAAAACATTCTCGACATTATCAAGGTGTCATATACCTTGGCTGTGTATTCTTTAAAATATGGGTAGCACTTAATGAGAAATGGTATATCAAATGCAATTAGGTTATGACCCCATATTGTCTTCGCATACATCAGAGACTTAACTCCTTCTGCTATGCGATCATGCTTACCTGTGTCGTCGTAACGATGTATCTGCCCTGTATCCAAGTCTTTAATAACAAGACAATGAATACGATCACCTTCATCTAGTAAGCCGTTAGTTTCTATATCAAAGAGGTAGTTCGTCACTGTGATTATCGTGTAGTGCTGTTAGTACAGTTTTGAATAATTCACTGGTTAGATTTCTTCCACCTACTGTTCTTTTTATTTCCTGTCCATGTCCGTCCAACAACAATAAAGTTGGGAAAGCTTCAAGACAGTAAATACCTCGTAAGGCATTGTGATGTTCTATGTCTAGAACTTTGATGTGTTTACCTAAATCTTCTTGTTCAAGTAAAACTTCTCTAAGGTTTTTCTGTGCTACTTTGCAAGGCTTACACCCTGTCTTCTTAAACAACACAGCAACACTCGCTTTATTAAAACGATTCATAGTCTGTATTCAATGCGGTTGGATGTTCAATTAATCTTCCAGTTTCTTTCTGGTAAATAAGGTTTCCACATTCACCTGTCTGACCATTGAATCTATTTTTGAGACACACAACTTTAGATGTATTCTCACCACTACTGACTGAGCGGATTACGCCTAAACAAATATCTGATAGTTGACCAATAGATCCACTACCTCTTAGTTGGCTAAGGCTGATCGTATTACCATCTTCATGTCCTTTGTCTGACTGACTTCTACGCAAGTGTGATACAAGTATCATGCCCACGTTTGTCTCCTCAACAAAGCATCGAAGCTGGGTCATCGTTCTGTCTATAAGTTGTCTCTCATTGTCCGCTTCATTTGCTGACAACAATATGCTCAAGTGATCTAGTATTATCCATTGCACTCCTTGGTTCACCAAGTAACGCATGTCATTTAGTATCGACTTAGGATCAACGCTGCCAAACCCATCACGCAATAACACTTGTCCAGTACCAATAGATTTATCAAAGGCTTCCTTTAATTCTTCTTTTGGTATGTCGTTGTTTAGGTGTAATGGTTTGTTAGCTACAACACTCATCAGTCGTAGTGCTGTTCTTTGTACACTTTCTTCAAGAGCAATGTACCCGACCTTAAATTGTTGATCGACTAGCGACTGTGATATTTCACCGCAAATCGTACTCTTCCCAACGCCACTGCCACTTGTTAAACATACGAGTTCTCCAAAGCGAAGTCCTGATGTCATTTCGTTTACAGCTTTGTATGGGTAGTCAGCATCTTTGCCGTGTAATGGTTTACTTACTAGATCAAATAGATCACGCCCATCAATGATGGACTTAGGTGAATATGTTTTTTTGTTCCAGATAGCTTGGCGTATTGCTTCACTATCTTTTGCTATCAATGCTTCACAAGCATCTTTGTATGTTCCGAGAGCTGCTATAAAAACTCTATCGGGTGGGAATAAAGAGACACACTCTGCTGTGGCATTAGTACCAGCTTCATCGTTATCGAACATAAGTACGATCTCATCAAAGCCAAGTAGATAGTCAAGCTGAGACAACAGAGATTTCTTTGCTGCCTTCGCTCCACAATCAACGGATACTACCGCCCAATTAGGTCGCGCTTGAAACGTCGCAAGAGCATCCAGCTCGCCTTCAACAACGACAATAGTTTTACCACTACCGAATAGATGCTGACCAAAAAGCCGATGATCTTTATTTTTACCCGTCCACGAAAAACCCTTCGCTTTCGTTCTCTCCTTATACGCCACAATTCGCCCCGTATCTGAATAGTACGGGAACTTAATAACATTCCGTACAGTATCGACCCTGACATTAAATTTCCTACAAGTATCTTCGGTTATATTTCTTGAGGTGATGCGGGCAAAGTCTCCCTCATATGAAACTCTCTGATTATCGGTTTCTGTTGGTGACATTCGAGTTCCTTTCCTGTTGATTTGTCGTACAGACAAACTTTTATTATCTTCACTGCGACGATGGTTTCCGCATGAGAAGCAATAGCCTGATCCATCTGAATAAACAGCAAAGGCATCGCTGCTAGTACAGAAAGGACAGGCTTCATGTCGAACAAATTCATTTTGTGAGTCCATAATCGTCCGCGATTTCGACATAATCACGCATAACTTCTACAATCTCTTGAAAGGGAACTTGCCCTTCAAATTGCTCGACCCAAGCATCAAGTGAGAGGAAAAGAAAATCACTCTTTGCCACTTGTTTTTTGGTTATTAGATCTTGGTAGCTCATTGAACCACTCCTTTGGTATGTGTGGGAAAATGCACCACGGAAATCCATGCTTGTCGCACCAATCTCCATAGCAAGTTTTAGATGATTTAGATAAGGTGTTATTTCTCTGAAAAATCATTCGTATATCTAGCTCTGGATGCTGACGTTTAACCGCTAACATCTTTCTCCTCTGTTCGGGTTTAAAAAATCCCTTCACTTCTAGAACTACATCACCAACAAAAAAGTCAGGGGTGTAATTGCTTTCGATAACGTATTTATATTTCTTACTCTCGTATTTATACGGGATAGAATTTATATCAAAGATCTTTGCTACACGCTCTTCTAAACCTGAGCGATATGCCATTAGAAATCAACTTCATACGACGGTTCATAACTACTTGGTTCAGTAGTGACCACGGGTTGATCCTGTTTGTAGCCTTCTGTCTTGAGGAACATACTGTTGATGTCATCAATAGACAGCTCACCTTTATCAGATGCACCTGAGAAAGTGACAAGCTTGTGTACTCGTGCTGCTATTACATGAAAGGATGTACCCTTTACACCGCTTACACAATACGGCTTTTGCTGCACAATTAGTTGTACTTCTGTACCTTTGCCAAGTGATTTGAGAACATCTTTTGTTAGTGGTGTTCCCTCTGTATCAACAAAGATTGGTGCTTTACTTTTCTTGCCGTCATAGTTGTATGAAACAACGTCTTTACCGTCCCATTTTGCGGGTCGGGTGACAGCACTTTTCGCGTTTGGTTTTGTATCCAGCCAAGCTAGTAATTGTTCCCTGTCCTCGTCCATTTTTTTGCGAGTTTCGGGTGGCACTTGAAATGAGAAACAACGGTTGTCATACTTGCCGCCGTTTTCATCAACTCTTATGTAGCCTTCTAATTTGGTTGGGAAGATATACTCGTTTGCCATGTTAAATGTCAAAAATAAGGTTTCTTGCCAAGTACCTTTCGTACTCAGCGTCATTCATTTTTTTCTTGTCCATAGCGTCATCGCCATGAGCCAAAAAAAAAGAGTACTCATCGGCACTCATGCGGTCTATTTCCCGCTGTTCGATTGTTATTGGTTTTTTACAGCTCATTTTAGGTCATACCTGTAATTGAGAATAGACACTAAAAAACCCCGTACAGAGGGAAAGTTTACTGTACGAGGTGGTTTTCAGTTGGTTAAGTGGACTTTAAAAAGCCAGAACCTAAAACCAGCGTGGCTTATTCAAACAGTAGCGATAGCAAGGGATCTCGGCTAACCCACTAAACACAACTAAAGCAATTAGCCGAGATCTACTGTTTATTTTAACCTATGCGGTTAAGCTGGTTTCGCCTTTATTGAGAAGTTCCAGCATCAATTCTTTTTTGATCTGGGCTTTCAACTCGGCAATCATATCATCGGATACTGAAGCAAACTCATTTGGTTGTTTTTCATTCAGTGATGACAATGCTGTTCTAAGTCTGGTTGGGTTGACCTTTACATAACGCTCAGTGGTTGTGCTAGAAGCATGTCCCATCAAAGCTTGAATCGTA